GCGCTGGGAGGTGTAGCTTTGCATCTGCGGCCGGCCGATAGGAGCAGGCGGATCTTTCTGTGCACCGGTCCGACCGGCGAGCGCGTCGAGCCGCGCGGCGTTTTCCGCCTGTTTCTGCTGTTTAGTATTGGGAAGAGGCGAGGCAGCCGTTTGTTTTGTACGGCCCGCGCCAGCCAGCTGCTTCAAATACTCATCGTCAAATATGCTTCCAGACTGACTTTTTGAAGAAGCCTTGGGGGCCGTCTTGCTCTCCGGCAGGGAATTCCCGCCTCCGTAAGCCAGTTGTTTCAAATAGTCATCATCAAATATGCTCATCGATTGCCTGCCCCTTTCTTCCCTATTGCCGGATAAATTGTGCCGGGTCGAATCCAAGCGCGCGAATAAAAGCTATTTTCTGGTCATCGGTATATTTATCACCCATGTGGGTCAGCCACGTGGCAATACCGCTGACCGTAGGAGAACGCCCCAACTGTCCCAGACGATCGGTATAAGTGTCATAAGCCCATTTTGTCGCCGCGTCCATGCTGTTTTGCACAGCAGAGGGAGAATATGCAGCGCTGGCCGGCAATCCCCAGTATTCGGCAGCTTCCAGTACGATATCGTTTGTATTACCGGCCTCCAGTTGCTCTTTTGTCTGCGCGTAGGTCAGCCGGGGCTTGTACGGAGTCCCTGAACTGCTGCCGCTCTTGCTTGCATTGATCGCCGCAAGCTCAAGCTCCTGCTGCCGTTCGGCCTCCTGCTGCGCAAGCTGCCACTGCATCTGGGCGAGCTGCTGCGCCCACTCGCTCTGCTGCTGCGCCAGCGAAATATCCCCGGTTGCCTCCACCTGCGCAATCTGATTGTTGAGGTCGGCCAGCGCGTTGTTTCTCGCGTTCATAATATCGTTGCGGCTGTTTTCATAATCAGAGTTCATCCGCAGCACCGCCGAATCGGTCATGCCGCCCGACGAGCCGGTTGCCGCAAGCTGCTGCGGCAGTCTCTTTTCGGTCAGCATCCGGGAAATATATGCCTGCTTTGCCGCCTCTTCCGCATCCTGTTCGATGGTTCGGCGGTTGCCCTGCAATGCCTCCACCGCCGCGCGGGTCTGCGCTGCCTGCGCCGCTGCCGCCGCCCGCTGAGCGGATTTCATCTGCGCATAATATTCGTCTAGCGGGTTGCTCTGCGGGGCTGTCTGAACGGAGGAACCAGCGGACGAAGACGCCTGCCCGCCTGCTGCCTGCGAAGTCTTGACCGCGGGATATCCGCCCGCGTCTTGCCCTGCCGCCGTATCCGTAGACGGAGGTCCAGCGCTGGGCGTAACCAACGGAGTGCTTTGCGCTCTCGCGTCGGCGTCGTTTTGCTGTGCTGTTTTGCGCTTTGTCATAAAGTCCCGCGAGATATCGCCAAACGACGGATAGTCCTTTGGTGAAGCCGATGGAAAAACCGCCATACTCTTCCCCTCCTAACGATACATGAATTCCCGCAGGTCCCGGTTGCTGCCGGTATATGCAGCGTCCTGCTCTCCGGTTCTGTCCTTCATCATGCGGGAAATGTAGGATGCCCGCGCGGCTTCCGCGGCGGCATTTTCCAACGATTCATCCTGCGCCGGAAGCTCTCTGGCGCGGTACAAATTCACATCTCCCAAAAAATCCTCGAGGCTCCCAGTATATCCTAATTCAGACATTGCGCGCAGAATATATGGGTCAATGTCCCGGCGATACATTCCGCCGGCATTGCCCGCCATCTGGTTTGCCAGCGCAACAACGTCATCATACGCCCGCTGCTGCGCCCCCTTTCCGCCGTAACCGCTGACCAGTTCTCCGTCTCGATAGGTGTTTCCAACCTGTCTTTCATCACTGCTGGAGAGCGTGGTGGTCGTCCTCCCGCCGTCCGAAATTTCAGAAGTCTTGCCGGAAGGGGAGGTAAAGGTTCCGTCATCCACCGTATACCGGCTTCCGTCCTCCCGGACAAATTCGTTTTTGCCCTCGCTGTTAATACCGGCGTATTTCTCACCGGTGCCGTAGGAATTCGCTGCTGCCCTTGCCATGCCGTCACATCCTTTCTGCCTTGCTCAAATCAATCCAGCCCGCGCCGCTCTTCAAGCGGCCGCGCCCGTCTTTTTCCTCGGTGATGGTGTAAACGCCGCTGATCTTTGCCCCGGCGCCCTTGCCCGTCGCGTCAAGGATTTGGGCGTCCTTAAGCCGCACCAGATACGGCGTTCGGCTCCCGCCCATCAGCTCGGATACCCGCGCCCGGAAGCTCTCCCAGTGCGGCAGGATGTAGATCGGGCAGTTTTTGCGCACCCCCGGTACAATCCTGTCCGGCTGCCCCATCCAGTGATTATGGGTATAGAGCCTGTCAATCCCGAGGCTGTATTTTTGGAGCAGGTGCGCCGCGAGCCGGGCCGCGTTTTCCTCGGCCGCCCTGTCCGCCGCGTCTCCCTTGCCAGACATAATGCACTCGATGGCAATCGTGGTGGTGTTGCCGGGGCCGAAGCCGTCCGCCGCGTGCCAGCCCTGCTCGTCCTCCCGAAGATTCTGCCAGATAGCCGCGTCGTCCACGTAGTAATGCACGACCACCCCGCCCATATTGCCGTTGAGGGTCGCGCGGGTGTACTGCTCCGCGTCGTCATCCACGTTGGCGAGGTCGCTGGTGTTATGGACCGTCACACCCTTGATCAGCATCTTCCGGCAGGGCTTCATGGGCTGTCCCCTTTTGCACCAGCTTGCAATATCCTTTGCGGCTCTCGCGCTGTCCGGGATGATCTTTTCGTTGATCGTGAGCATTTTGCCCCCGACGGCAAACCGCTTTACACAATCAGGCGACAGCATCGGCAGTGCCTCCCTTCGCCGCATTCACAGCGGCCTCCAGCAGCATCCGCAGTTCCAGATCGGTGACGGTGATTCCCTTCGCCGCCAGCATCTCCGAGGCAGATTCAATCGCCTTTTGGAGCTTCTCCGGCCCGTCCAGATCGTAGTATATCTGATTGACCGCCGCCACGACGGTCTTGCAGACCGCCTGCTTTTCCTTGGTGTTGATGTACTTCTCGGCCAGCCTCTTGAGCTGGATGCCAATCCAGCCGAACACGCCGGTCAATACCGCGTATAGGATCGTCACGCCGTAGGTGTTGAGAAATTCTGCGAACATGTCAGAACCTCCTATTTAATCAGCATCGCCGCGAATCCTCCGGCCAGCGCCGAGACAACCGCGGTCAGCATGGTTTTGATGATCGTATTCCACCGGTCGGCGGGCTGCTGCTCGAGCTTTTCAAGCCTTTCTCCTTGCCGCTTTTGCTCGTCTGCCATGTTGTCAAGGCTTTGAGCCATGAGCTTGACCGAGGTTGCAAGCTCCTGCACCGCCTCGGTGGTCTTTTCGAGCCTGTCCAGCCGCTTTGTATTTGACTTGCTGCGCTGGTCCAGCTCGATCACAGTGCGCTCGATATCGTCCATTGGCCGTCCTCCCCGGCGAGGGCTTTAAGCCCCCGCCCCCATCGTTCCGCCGAATTCGACCGGCACCAGCTCGGGCAGGCCGCATTCGTCGATCAGGATAACCGCTACCTGCGCCTTGAGCTTTGCGGGCACTGCCGCGAACTCGGTTTTGCCAAGAATTACTCTCTGCGCGAACAACATAGCCATCATGTCTTTCTCCTTTTCGGTCATAAAAATGTGAAGCGCCCATAAGAGCGCACGTACAACAAAATCACGCATAAACCACATTCGCCAGCTCGACGATCAGTTCCTCTTGAAAATCATTTTGTTCGGACAGTGCCGCGACCTGCGCGGCCAGAAGCGTCTTTTCCGATTCCAGCTCTGCTATTTTTTCCGCGTCGGTCGGCGCGGGCGGCGGGGTGTTCGCCTCAATCTCCGCCCTCTCTGCCGCAAGCTCCCCGGCAGTGCCTGCCCGCACCTGCCCATTTTCATAGCGCCAGAGATGCGCGCCGGTTTCATCCGTCAGGGGCGGGTTTTCCTCCCCGCCCGGAAAAAGCCGAAACTGATAGCCGCCATCCTCCCGCAGCAAAACCGCCCCGGAAGTATCCCGGTCAGGGAACGGCC